GATGCAACTCTACAGGTAGATGGATACGACCGATTCGATGCGAGAGACTCCGGGTATTTTCGTCTAGTGCAGCCCTATCAATACCATACGAGCACGGATGTCAAGAAGTTCATTTATGCATATAGTTTTGCTCTCCGGCCAGAGGATATGCAGCCGAGCGGCTCCTTGAATGCCAGCCGAATCGACAATATGAATCTTATGATCAATCTTCGCCCGGATTCAAATGAACCTACGACGCTTACAATACCAGTTACTGGGCCGAATGGAGAGACATTGTATACTGATGGAACAAGAACAACTGTTCTTACACGCACTGTTACAAACCCCTCTTATACCCCGAACCGCGGTAAGGCACACATTGTGGTATACGCGAAAAACCACAATGTCCTACGCGTCGTAAACGGATTCGCGGGTCTCCTCTTCAAGATTTAGGTCGTAGTTATGAGTAGCGATGGCAGCAGCAGCGGCGGCATTATTTGGCGGACTGCCTTCAACAACACCAGTAGATCCGGCAGCAGCAGGTGCATCATCTACAAGAAGTATACTCGAAAAAGGGTTCACACTTCCTTGGTGGGTGCACATATTTCTGACGGGAATAGCCCCCTTCATGATTGTAAAGCCCTTTCTCCCGCAGTCCGTGCAGTCTATACTAGCACTTATCTTCACCTTCCCTCACACATTCGCCGTCAACGGGCTCAATCTAGTTGCGTCGAACTCTTCTATGTGGGCCGCCGCAAAGCTGTCCGTGAACTATATATGCCAGACCTTGGCGGATGTAATAACAATAAAGTTCGCCGGTAGATGGTGGGTCCCGTGTATCAAGGCAGTGCTCTACTATGCAAATCCATGGTATGTGTTCGACATGTTACAGATTTATAACCCTAAATTCGCAACAGAGGGATACAAGATTCCATTTTGGAACAAACAGACCAACTCAAATATAGAGAAAAAGGGATTCTTGAAGCGTGGTGACATTGGCTTTAAAGAGGTGACGACGGATGCAAAGACGAAACAAAAGGTAGCGACTGTGACCTATGGTCTGGCGGGGCTCATGTTTTACGCGGCAGCGTTGGCCTTCTTTCTCCCTGCCTTTTACACATTCTGTGATAATCTCCCTCCCGAGATGCAGGCCAAGTTGAAGCCTTTTCTCGACTTATTTTTCACGATTGGTGGCGGCATTACAGCCCTTGCAGGAGGGGGTGTCGGCACCTTTGTATTGCTTCCAAAACTAATCGAAAGTATGCAAGGAAATGTCACACAACTGATGACAGGAGGGGCTGACTCCGAGCAGGGGGCCCCAATGCAGAGTGGCGGAAACACCACGGGAGAAGTGCCGAGTATTCAGCAGGTGGCCGAATCACTCATGAACAAGGGCTCTAGCTGTCAACAGGGGGGCGCGCAGCCAATAGACACGGAAAGTGCGACCTTTATGGGTATTCTTGCATTCACAGTGTTAGGCGGAATGAGCCTCGCGCTCGTTCGCGCAAAAGGAGTTTCGGGTTCTAAACTATAATGAAGCTACTCTTCTCACAGGTAGATTTTGAGAAACTCATTGGCCTACAGGAGCCCGAGCAGGGCGAGGTGATTCCCGAGTTCTCCGTTATCTATTTCACGGCATCCTGGTGTGGCCCGTGCCGTCGCCTCGATAGTAACTCTATAGAGGAGGCATTTCCCGGCGTCAACTTTCTAAAGTGCGATATCGATCAGAATAACTACACACCGGGCTATTGCGGTGTCACTAAGATACCGACATTCATGGTGGTGTCTAAGGGCAAGGTAGGCGAGCAGCTCCAGTCCAGTGACGCGAAAACGGTCATTGCCTGGGTAGGCGAGCAACTAGAAAAGGCCGGTCTAAGTAGATGAAGCTCACAAAATCATTGCAGCAGATTGCAGTAATGACGGGTGCAATCGCAGTTATCTTCTTTGTGAGCGCCTACTTCCAGGATTTGAAGGAGCTTGTTAAAATCCCAGATACAAATAAGGGGAAATGAACACAGAAACATATGATGTAATCATCATAGGCTCCGGTGTTGCGGGTTTGTATTTGGCCACTGAAATGCTACGGAAGCGGAAGCAGCGGATTGTCATAATAGAGAAATATAAGGAAATAGGGGGGCGCGCCTATACGTTCAAGCGGACTCTCGATGGAAAAGAGTTGCAGTGGGAAGCGGGTGGGGCGAGAATATCCGAGAATCACACTCGTATTCGGGAACTCATGCAGCGTTATAAACTGAAATGGGTTCCGATTAGCGGAGAACCAAAATATATCGAGGGGCACGGTGCAGAGAAAGAGCCAGATTATTTCGATAAAGGTATCCCTATATTTCTGGAGCCGCTTCTTGCCCTTCCTCCAGAGCGCCTGGCCACGAGCACCATTCGACAACTTGTCACTGCCATTCACGGCCCGAGCAAGGCGGAAGAATACTTGATGCGATTCCCCTATCGAGCAGAAATCGATACGATGCGTGCTGACCTGGCCCTATATCTCTGCACACACGAATTCCGGAGTAAAGAGAGTTATGGTATATGCGGCGAAGGTGTCTCCGCCATTATTGACGGACTTCGCAAAGAGTTCGAGAAAAAAGGGGGAGCCCTTCTCGTTGAGCATACATGTATGAAAGTGGAACAGGATACTAAGAAAGGGCCCGTGAAAGTGACCTGCATGAAAGACAAAGAGCCGGTCGTATTAGAGGGCAAACACTGCGTCTTAGCCGTCCCGGTAGACGCCCTCAAAACTATTAGCCCATTCGAGAAGTGGGAAGGAGCGAAACACCTTGTCGTAAAACCCCTTTTACGATTTTACGGAGTGTTTCCGGATTCTAGTTGGGCCAAGGAGCGTATTGTAACTGCTACTAAGATTCGCTACATGATTCCCGGAAATCCGGCAGTTGGCTCTGTGCAAATGTCCTATACAGATTCACAGGATGCGGAGGCATGGAAAGAGAAGTTGGACCAAGTGGGTGAAAAGAAGGTCGGTGAAGAAATCTTGGGCGAGTTACGACGCCTCATTCAGCCGACGATACCCCCTCCCACGTTCGTGAAGGCTCACTATTGGTCAGATGGAGCTACCTACTGGCTACCAGGGTCCTATGACCCTGCAGAGAAAAGTAAGGAAGCGTATCGTCCATTGGCTGCGATGCCCTCCGTCCATCTCTGTGGAGAATCATTTTCTATGAGGCAAGGGTGGATGGAAGGTGCTGCAGAGCATGCGGCAGGCTTGTGCCGTCTTTTAGCCTAAGGCTACATCAGATGGACGCATTCTTTCTTATCGTTGTGCTGCACATAACGGTGATTGTCCCCTTCCTACTGTGGGTAGGTTTCAATCGTGCCGCGACGCCCGAGTGGATGTATAATACACTATTTGGTGCAGGAATCCTTGTTCTCGTTTATCACAGTTATAAAGGTATTTCGCGCATCATTGCGGCTTCGCCTCTGGCCTGGGTGAACCTCATACACGCCCTGCTGATTGCACCCCTACTTCTCTGGATAGGATACCATGGAAAAAGAACAGAACGTCCGGCATATGATATGCTTCTCCTTGCCGCCTTCGGAGCCTTCGGGTATCACCTGTATAAGCTGGTCATCCTTTCACAGACATTTGTGAAGTCGAATGAGCTATGAATAAATATCATATATCTCTTCCATGGTAAACTTGTCAGCGCGCCGAAAGAATGTCTTATTGTGTAGGAGTGTCCTGAACCGCTGCGTTGCATTCTTTACCAATGCGATACGCTCAGGCTCGGGTGTCACAGCCCTACACTCTTTTGTCTCCAGAAATCGGAGTTGTCGGATAAGATAGTCCTCTGTTTCATATGACGGAGGAATCTTGATTGTCATCGAACTCATTGACATTTCTTAGTAATCCCGTAAAAACACGTCGCTGGTTCAATTTTTCTATTGAGCCAAGGATGTTAGGTGTGCCTGCTTCTCTGTATTGAGTGTCATACATCCGGTGGAGAGATGATATAGAAGTGCAGTCCCACTATTACAGACTTTATCACACGTAGGACACGTATTATCCTTGATTGCAAGAGCGGTAATATCATCTTCACAATGCTTGCGCATGAAATGAATGATTCGATTGGACTTTGTGAGAGTCTTATATGGACAACAAGGACATTTTAGGGCTGCCGCTTCTTGCTTATGATGCTTCGCAGCAATATGGACGGCGAGAGTTTGTGCGTGGAGAAACTCCTTCTTACACGTG